AAAGATGATGGGCGAGTAGCATACTTCAAAGGTATGGTTGACGAAGGTGTTGCAAACGTACAAGCAAGACGAGCCAAGCAAGGCGTTGGCAGAGCGCGAATTAAAGACGAAAGTATAGCAGCCAATGGAGGCCCGTTAGTCTAATGACTTCATCAATAGTAAGAACAAACCCAACAGCAGGTACAGCTACAACCTCTAGCGTCAGAGATAACTTTGGCTTTGCGGCTGATGAGATTAACCGATTTCTACGAGCAAGCACTGATAAAGCTACAACAGCTAACTCTATAACTCTTACGGCAACTTTTGCAAATGTCCCAACATTCACCCTTGTTGATGGCATAAGAGTTTTATTAGAAGTTGCAGTGTCTAATACAGATACATCACCTACTTTAAATGTAAACAGCACTGGCGATAAAAATATAAAGAAAGCTGATGGTTCATCTTTAGCTGCTGGCGATCTTGTTGCTGGCGGTTACTACGAGTTTGTATATGACTCAGGTGAAGATGAGTGGAGAGTGTTAAATTTATCTATTATTACATCTCAAGACACTTTGCTGACAACCATCCTTGGCGGTTTATACCCAGTAGGAAGTCTGCTAACAACTACTGTAGCGACTGATCCAGGTGATGCTGATTACTTCTTTAACGGTATTACATTCGGTACTTGGGCAGCGTATGCAGAAGGTCGTACTATTGTAGGTCTTGACACTGGCACTACAATAGCCTCTGCAAGCTCTGCATCTAACGTAGTCACACTTGAGGTTGCGAGTCATTCACTATCTCCTGGCGACTTAATCGCTGTTAGCGGATTTACAAGCGATACAGATGCTAATGGCGAGTTTACAGTTGACAGCACAACATCTACAAACATTGTTTACACAGCGACAAATGTTAGCGATGGTGGTTTAACAGGAACAGATTTACTCGTTAAGAATGCTGCCTTTGATACAGCGCAAGAAGTTGGTGGTGAGGGTAGTCATACACTTACAGACTCTGAGCTACCCGACCATAATCACCAATGGTATAGGGCTGGAGGCGGTGCAAACAAAGGTATCGACACAACAGGTATTGGTACTGACGATAGGACTTACGACACTAATGGCGATCCAATAACTCTTGCAGGTGGTGGCGGATCAGAGCTTAACATGAATGCTTGGACAAGTAAGAAACAGTCTGTATCAGGCGGCGAAGATGCTAATGGCCACAACAACTTACAGCCATACATCGTTACTTACATTTGGAAACGAACAGCTTAGGATTAGTCAATGCCATTTGAAACTGATAAAAGCGGTGGTTTTAAAATAGATGCCTCAGAGCTTCTAAAGACTGGCGTATATCCAGAAAGATTTGACCGTAAGATCCCATTTTGGGAGACTGTTGACGGTGTGCAGTATACTGAATTTGGTATGCGAAGAAAAGCTGGCCGAGAGCAAATAAAAGATTACAAAGAAGCGCCTTTTGGCTCTAATACTCCAATGCGTGGAATTGTAGCAACAAGAGAGTATGACACTAAAGTCGCTTATGTTGGAGATCTAAATAACATATATTCCTTTCTCCAGCAAGATAGTGCGGCTGGCGGGGCGCAAAGCTTTGACACTGTTGGAACTGGCTACACTCTTTTAAGAAACTCAGAAGGAACGACTTGGGATGCTTTGCAAACGATCAATGTAGTTGCCGCCTCCAGAACATTAGGAACGTTAAGTATAACAACAGACGTTCCTCATGGATTAATTCCAGGTGTTAATTTTACGCTTGCTGGTATTTCTGGTCTAGGTGGCGGAGCTATGACATTTGATCCTAATGGGGTTCATCCAGCCCAATACCCTACAGGATCTCCAACTTCTCCAGAATACACATTGTATACCAATCAAAACATTCCCACAGGAAATGAAATTTATGCCACTTCTGGAGCTACAATCACATTAGAAGTTACTAACTGGGATGACTCTGGTACAACTTGGGATGAGTCTGTTAACGAGTCTGACCAATGGGACTTCGAGACTTTTGGTTCGTTTGTAGTTGGCGCAAAAGGCTCAACAAAACCTGTAATTAAAAAGAACAACGTAAACTTTAATATATACCATAACAATGAAGTTAGTGGCGCTGCAATACTTTTATCAAATACAGGCGGTGCTGGCTACAGTGTAGGCGACACACTTACTACAACTGTATCTCCTGCTGGTGGTAGTGGATTAACTGCTACAGTAACAGAGGTTAGTGCTGGAGCAATAACAGCGTTTGAGATAACAGATTTTGGCTCTGGATATGCTAATGGAGATGTAATTACATTTTCTGGCGGCACAACTCCTGCCACAGCAACTCTTACTGTACCTCAGATCGACTTTGACACTCTTGAATGCTTCCATCGTCAAGGGCCGCATATGCTTGCCTTTAACTACAGCAAAGGCGATATAGATTACAGCACAAGTTTTGCGTGGTGTAGCGCAGACGACTTAGATACTTGGACAGCAGCAGCAACAAACACTGCTGGTAGTCTTTTGATTCGAGAAGCAGAAACTCCCATTCGTTGCGTTGCTCAATTAGGTAACGGTCTTGCGGTGTACACTGAAACTCAAATGTTTATCGTCAACTATGTTGGCCAGCCAAATATCTTTGGTTACAAGGTTGCGCTAGAAAATGGTGTCGGAGCTGTATCGCCTAACTCAGTTATATCTGTAGGTCGAATGAACTACGGTGTAAGTAGAGATGGATTCTTTGCTACTGATGGTGCGTCTGTAAGAATGATCGGTCGTGAAAGCGGCATGAATCAATACTTTAGGGATAACGTGGCAATGAGTGAGCTTGCTCAGATCTACGGATTTGAGAACTCTAAAGAGAATGAAGTTGTTTGGGGTATACCTAAAGGCGAAGCAAGTATTACAGAAGAAATATACTACAACTACAAGACTAATCAGTGGGGTATTAGAACTTCAATAATCTCTGCGTATCTTGATAGAGGTGTATTCCATGAAGCCTTGTCTGCCGACTCAAACGGTAATTTATACTTTGAGGGTAACACGCCTAACAATACGAGCCCTGATAGTCAGATAGCTCAACCAGTGTCAGCAGTTACAAAAGCTCACGATCTTAACAATGCAGATCGCGTTAAAGAGATTACAGCTATTCGTGTAGGCAAGGAAGGTAACGGATCTCCAAGAATGTCTATTGGCTGGTCTAATACTATAGACGCAGATCCTACATACTTAGATAAAGATTCTTTCTTGATTGATGACTCATTTAAGAGCTTTCCAGTTAGGGCTGCTGGTAGATACATTCATATTAAGGTTGAGAGTACAGGCGCCTCAGATGACTGGACATTAACTGATTTAGTTGTACAAGGTCGATTTGAGGGTGAGCGATAATGGCTAACCTTCCTGCGGATTATAATCGTGCCGTTCTTGAAGAGGAGTTAGATCTAATAACTCAGCGTATAGAAGATATGAAAAAGCTTCTTACGTTTATACCTGTTGCGGCTCCTGTTACAGATCCTAAGATCGGTATGATTATGTATGCTGATGGTGAGGCAAACACATTTAACGGTCACAGAGGTAGAGGTCTTTACCGTTATGACTATTTAAACAAGGACGTTGACGGAAACTTAGGCTGGATTAGATTTGCAAGCTCTGACACAGAGCCTTACGTCTTGACAGGCAATACTGGCGAGACTCATGCTTATGATTACTTGTCTGACTTTTTGCTTGTAAAGCACTCTCAAGACGCTGTAGGGTCATGGACTCTTAATTTGCCAGATCCAAGCGTACAGAAATACAGAACGATTAGAGTGGTATGTAATGATTCTGTAACCGCCAATTACAGAGTGCTACTTAATCCAGGTACGTTTACTATAGATGGCAGTACAGCAGACTATATAGTAAACAGGAACTTTGAGGGTATCACTTTATTCAGCGATGGTGCAAACTGGATAATAATACAGGCGAAAGACAAGTAACGAGAGAGGTGAGAGATGGGTGAGGTAGTAATAAGACAGGCCGTTGATGAGGATTTACTTGAAGCTTTAAGGTTAAGCAAAGATGTACACCAAGAAGGATCGTTCAAGGATTCTAAGTTTGATGATAAAAAAGCTGCGTTATTATTTTTTGATATATTAAACAGTGATAACAAATGCTTTTACTTTGCAGAAAAAGATGGAAAGCTAGTTGGGTTTATTGCTGGCGTAGTTGATGAATACTTTTTTGGGCCTGAAACCATACTTAGTGATTATAGTTGGTTTGTGTGCAAGGAATTAAGAGGGACTAGGTTAGGGATAGACCTGCTTAATAGGTTTATAGAGTTTGGAGATAAAAAGAATGTCTCTGAGGTCTGTATAGGAATAGCAACAAAGATAAATTTAGACAAAACACAAAAGGTTTTAGAAGGCCAAAACTTTATCCACATGGGTGGAACTTTTAAATTAAAGAGGTAGATTATGTGCGGCGGCGGGCAACCAGCAAATACAACATCAACGACTAAACCATTTCCAGCTCAGGAAAAAGCTTTAACTGAGCTATTCGGCTTATCACAGGCTGCATTTGAAGCAGGGCCACAGCAGTTCTTTCCTGGTCAGACTGTTGCAGGTCAAGCTCAACCAACACTAGCTGGTCAGCAAATGGCCTTAGACGCTATTGCTCCTCAAGCTGGTTTAGGTATGGCAGGTGCTAGAGCAGTTCAAGCTGCGTTAGATCCTACATCAGAGCAGAGTCAGGCTGTGATCAATCCAATGATTGCTAACTTACAAAGCCAGATTTTGCCATCTATTGGTAGTCGAGCTATCCAACAGGGTGCATTTGGCGGAGATCGTCAGCGAGTACAAGAGCAAGCTGCTGCTGAAGCTACCGCAGGAGCCGCTACACAGGCTCTCCTACGCAATCAATTGGCAGGTATGTCAGCACTAGGGTCAGCACAGCAAGGCTTACTAGCGCCCGCTACGACAGCCTCACAGGTAGGTGCGCAGCAACAACAGTACCAGCAAGCACTTATTGATGCTGCACGAGAGCGATTCCAGTTCGAGCAACAAGCTCCAGAAACTGCGCTTGATCGTTTGGGTAGCCGAATTTCTGGTATTCAGCTTGGTCAGATTGGCACAAGCACAAGCTCTGGCGGTGGAGGTAGCGATCTTGCAAACCTTGCAGGTACAGGGATAGCTGCTTATGGAACGTTTGGCGGAAAGGGGTAGACTAGAATGGCGATGTTTAGACCTTCAGATATAGCACCAAACCGTAGCGAAAGGCCGTCATTGGGCGCTCCAACTCAGGGTACTGTAAGTATATTTAGCCTGCTAAACCCAGAAGAAAGGTCTTTTTTAGAGCAGAAAGGTAACGAAGAGTTACTCGCTGACGCTTTAAAGGAAGAGGTTAAGCTTGGCCGCACTTGGGGTGAGCAAATGCAAGGAGGCGCATCGCAAGAAAAAGCTTTAGAGGACTTTAGGCCCGCAATAGATCTGCAAAGAGCTAAGGTAGAGGGAAGAGATTATTTTGCGCCTAGAGAAGCACAGGCTTTTAATCCGCTAATACTTCAGGCTTTACAGCAGTCAATGGCTCAACAGCCTGTGTTGGCTGGCTTTGAACCTCAGATGGCGCAATTACCTCAGTTTCAGCAGACTGCACAGCCTAGATTTGCACAGCCACAGATAGGTGGTGCTCAAAGTGGATTACTTGGCAGTCTAGCGACTAAAGGTCAGCAGCAGATTGCAGCAGGTCAAGCTATGAACCCAACAATACTAAAGGCTAAGAGTGTTTAAGTATTTTAAGATAGAAGAGTTTGATTGTCAGGAGACTGGCAATAACGAGATTAGCGTTGAGCTAGTTAATAAACTTGATGAATTGAGGGAGGCTTGTGGCTTCTCTTTTACTATTACATCAGGTTATCGAGATCCAAGTCATAGCATTGAGGCTAAGAAGTCAAAGCCTGGAGCTCATGCACAAGGCATTGCAGCAGATATTAAGGTTGCAGATGGTGCTCAGAGAATGGCAGTTGTAGCTAACGCTGTTAAACTTGGATTCACAGGAATAGGCGTAGCTAAGAGCTTCGTACACGTTGATATAAGAGAAACTACACCCGTATTGTGGTGTTACTAATAGGATAAATCATGGCTTTACCATTTTTAGTACCAATGCTTATAGGTGCAGGTGTAGGTGCAATAACAAACCCTGATGATCGTCTTCGTGGCGCATTACTTGGTGGCACATTAGGTGCTCTTACTGGCGGTTTAGGTGGAGCAGCAGGTGCAGGATCAACCGCAATGGGTACTGGTTCTGCGGCAACTTCAGCTTTAGGGTCTGCTCAAGCGGGTCTGGGCAGTGCGGCAAGTGCAGAAGCGGCAAAACAAGCAGCTATTAATGCAGCAAGCGGATTATCAGTCG